TGCCCGTTCTGCGGGGAACAGCCGCGCATGATGGCATACGCCGGAGATGTGGGCGGCGTTCACATTGAATGCGAAACGCCAGACTGTCCTGCATCACCTATCTCGACCGGCGGTTCAATGATGGACCCGCTTATTGCGTGGAACGCATGGAACCGCCGCGTCGAGGTGCCGTCATGACCTTCCTCGCCATCATCCTCACCACCATCGTCTGCCTGTGCCTCGCCGCGCTGATCGTCTGCGCGCTGATCGGGGCCATGGCCATGGGCCACTTCATCAGCGTGAACCGCAGGCCGTGGGATGATCAGCCCCCGCCCGCGTCATGGCTGGCAAAGCAGGAGCGCGGGGAATGACCATCACCCGCATTCCCCTCTGGCGCTGGACGCCCTTCATTGGCCGCTGCGCTGATCCGTCCGCCCCGTTCTCGCGCGTGGTGCATATCGGCTGCTGGCTGATCTTCTGGGGGCGTCAATGACCCCCACACCCCACACGCCGCCGCGCTACGTCCATCCCGGCGCGGCCACCTCCCCCAGCGGTGCCCTCCCCACCGCTGGGGGCCTTCCCATGGACGAAGCTCGCGAGCGGGAACTCCTGCGCGCCGTGCCCACGCTGCGCTGCACCGCCGAACTGGACGGCTTCCGCGCCCAACTGCGGGACCAAGGCGAGACACCCACGGCTGCGCTGTATCAGGCGCTCCTCAAGCAGTCGGAAAGGGTGGCCCGGTAATGCCGATACGCCCAGAGAACAAGGACCGCTACCCAAAGGACTGGCCCGAGATCAGCCGCAAGAAGCGCGCTGGCGGGGTCTGCGATGGTTCACCCCAGTTTCCCGACTGCCGCGCCAGAAACGGCGAGCCGCACCCTACCACAGGCTCAAAGGTGGTTCTGACCGTGGCGCACCTCGACCACCAGCCCGAGAATTGCGACCCCGAGAACCTGCGGGCGTGGTGCCAGCGGTGCCACAACGCCTACGACGCCCCTATGCGGGCCAAGGGCGTTGCTGATCGCCGCAGGGCCAAGCTTGCCGTCTCTGACATGTTTGGCGGTGGGCCATGCTGAAACGCCTTCTCCGCTTCTTCCACAAGCCCGCAGACCCGCGTGACGCGGTGTTCGCCCGCCGGGCAATGCGCGTCAGCAACCGGAAGCGCGAAGCCGCAGCGCGGTTTGAACGCGTCCACGCGATACTGGCTAGGGGGCCGAATGCGCCGCGCAGCTAAGGTTGATCGCAACCAGTCCGAGATCGTCCAGGCGCTTCGCCAGATCGGGTGCAGCGTCCAACCGCTTCATGCCGTGGGGGCTGGGTGCCCTGATCTGGCCGTGGGCTGGCAGGGCCGAACGTTCATGCTGGAGGTGAAGGACGGGCTGGCCCCGCCGTCCGAACGTCAACTTACCCCGGCGCAGGTCGAGTTTCACGCGGCATGGCGCGGCCACGTCGCAGTTGTCACCAGCGTCAAGAGCGCGCTGGACGCCATAGGCATACCGTTCAAAGGGAGCATCGAATGAACCGCGTCACACTCTTGGGCCGTCTCGGCAAAGACCCGGAAATCCGCACAACCGGATCAGGCGAGAAGGTCGCCAGCTTTTCGGTCGCCACGTCCGAACAGTGGAAGGACAAGGCCACGGGCGAGAAGAAAGAGCGCACCGAGTGGCATTCCATCGTTGTCTGGGGCGCGCTGGCCGGGACCGTCGAACGGTATCTCCAGAAGGGCAACCGCGTCTATCTGGAAGGGGCGCAGCGCACCCGCAAGTGGCAGGATCAGAGTGGCGCTGATCGCTGGTCCACCGAAGTCGTCCTGTCCGGGTTCAACTGCACCATGCAGATCATCGACTGGCCTGAAGGTTCGGGAGGCGCGGCGAAGGGCCAGGATGACGCCTATGGCGATCTGCCCCCGTCGCGGCCCGATCCGATGGACGACGAAGTGCCATTCTGATCATGAACGCGCGCCCGACAATGCCAGTCCCTGAGTGGGAAATACCGGAGCCGACAGGCGACGGCTGGGACTACACGCCCCCCGAAACCACAATATCTGGTGTGCAAAAGCCTGTTGATAAGCCCCTTATGCACAGGCTGAAAAACGGACGGCCAAGTCCTGCAGGGGTATTATCGGGGCGTGTGTTTCAGGGCCGCCTGAACGTCTCGGACCTCGACTATATGGCCAAGGCGATCCTGCAAATGGCGGATGAAATGCATGAGCTGCGTGAGCGGGTGAGGCAGTTGGAAGGTCGGCTCAATGGCTGATCCTTGGCTCAAGTTTTACACGAGCGACTGGCGGGCTGACCCCCGCCTGAAAATGTGCAGTCCCGCCGCTCGGGGCATGTGGATCGAGATGATCTGCCTGATGCACGAGGCCAGCCCGTATGGCCACCTCTTGATCCATGGGCAGACCCCGAATGAAGCGCAGCTCGCGTCTCTGACTGGCATCTCGGCCGCAGAGCTTCCCCACCTGGTGGCGGAGCTTGAGCGTCTGGGCGTGTTCAGCAGGACGAAGGAGGGCGTGATCTACTCGCGGAAACTGGTTCGCATGGCATCTCGATCCGCCGTGGCGCGGAAGAACGGGAAGAAGGGCGGAAGTCCAAACCTCGGAAAAGGCGAGGATAATTCCGATCAGCTTAACCTACAGGATAAGGGTGTGGATAAGCCCCAGAAGCCAGAAGCCAGAAGCCAGAAGAAAGAAGAGAGAGGTAAACCTCTCTCTCGGGCGATTGCGAAAACAGAGCCGGAGCGGTTCGAGGAATTCTGGGCGGCCTATCCGCATCGGGGCGGGGTGAAGCGAAAACGATCCGACGCCGAAGCCAGATATCGCCGCGTCGTGCAGTCCGGCACCATGGAACAGGATTTGATCGACGCGGCAATGCGGCATCGCTCGGATCGCCGCGTCGTGGATGGCTTCGCCCGCGATCCGACAACGTGGCTCAACCAGCGCGGTTGGCTTGACGATATCGAACCCCAAAAACTCACAGAAATACGAGGTGATCAGCATGGAAAACCTGCCCGAGGTGAGGCTCGCGTCAACGCCTTCGTTGCCGGAGCGCGTGGCGCATCGTGAGTGGATTGGCGGGCGTTGTGTCACCCTCCTCAGCCATTACTGGCGCGACGATGATCCGGTGGAATTGACTGCCGCAATCGGGGCGGATTGGGCTGAAGTGCTGGAGGGCTTGCCGCAGAACGCCATCCACCGGGCTTGCATTGCGTGGCTGCGAGACAGCCCCGACAGAAAGCCCAAGCCTGGCAACATCTACGCCTTGGCCCGTGAGTTCATGCCGCGCCCCGTCATCGTGGCCAGATCTCCGGAGCCAGATATTCCGCGTGAACGCATGTCGGCTGAACGCGCCGCCGAGATCATGGCCGAAGTCGGCTTCCGCCCGAAGCGCATGGGAGACTCAAATGAAGGACTTTGAGCCGAAGGCCGCCAACCGCATGGCGTTGAGTGCGCAGGAAACGGATATCCTGTTGAACAAGGTGCTGCCAACCGCGCGGCGGTGGACCCAGGAATACCCAGAAGGCACGACGCTTTGGCGGCACGGCAAGCAAACTCTGGAATATTGGGGGGAAAGCCTGTGACCATCGAACCCCACCACGCCCGCACCGTCCACATTCGCGCCGCCATACCGCCGAAGCCCGAGCCGGGCACGCTCAAGCCCAAGATCACCCACGAGGCCGACGCCGCGCTGATCCGCGCCCGCACCCACAAGGCTTGGGGCTTCACCACCTCCACCGCATCCGGCACCGACGCCAACGCCAAGCGGAACCAAGAGGCACAAGCTCGCCGCGCCGCGCTGATCCTGCGCGTCATGGACCTCCTGCAATCCGGCCCTGCGACCGCCGCAGAAATGCGCGCCGCACTCGGGGAAACGCAAGCCCAGCTTTGCAACGCCCTGACCCAAGCCAAAGCGCAGGGCCTCATCGACTACAGCCGGTGGGGGCGCGGGGCCAAGTGGCACATCAACACCGACAAGGGGGCAGCATGAACACCATGACTGCCGGTGAACGCCAGCGGTCATGCGGATGGAGCCGGGCTGGTTGCCCTATCGCCGCAACGCCAGGCAAGCCGTTAGCTTCGGCGGTGAGGCCCGGCAACTTGAAACAAAACCTGACTTGGGATATATCTTCTGATCATGGCCAACCCGAACCCCAGTCCTGAAACGAGCGTGTTTCCCGCCTATAAAACCGTTTCCGTTGCGGACTTGATCCCATATGCCCGCAACAGCCGCACGCACTCCGATGCTCAGGTGGCCAAGATCGCCGCCAGTATTCGTGAGTTTGGATTTCTTAACCCGATCATCGTTGACGGGGAGAGCGGCATTATCGCTGGCCATGGTCGAGTTCTGGCCGCGCAGAAGCTGGGGCTTGATACGCTGCCGGTGATCGAGGCGGCGCATCTGACCGAAGCGCAGAAGCGGGCTTATGTCATTGCGGACAACCGGCTGGCGCTGGACGCTGGCTGGGACAATGACATGCTCAAGGTCGAGTTGTCTGACCTGCAAGCGGATGGCTTCAACCTGGAACTGACCGGCTTTAGCCTGGACGAGATTGCTGCGTTCCTGGTTGACCCCACCGAGGGGCTGACCGATCCCGACGCGGTGCCTGACGTTCCAGAGGTGCCGGTGTCTGTGCTGGGGGACGTGTGGCTGTTAGGGCGTCATCGGCTGATGTGCGGGGATAGCACCAGCATCGACGCTGTGGACAAGCTGATGGCGGGGCAGCGCGCGGATTTGTGCTTTACGTCGCCTCCCTACGCACAGCAGCGTGATTACAAGGCTGCGATCAGTGACTGGGACACACTGATGAATGGCGTGTTTTCAATCTTGCCCGTGAAGGATGGCGCGCAAGTGCTGGTCAACCTAGGGCTGGTGCATGAAGCTGGCCGCGTCAACGCTTATTGGGATGCGTGGCTTGACTACATGGACGAATGCGGCTGGCCGCTGTTTGGCTGGTATGTATGGGACAAAGGTTTTGGCTTGCCGGGGAACTGGAACGGCAGACTAGCGCCCGCTCATGAGTTTATTTTCCATTTCAGCAAAGGCGGAAACAAGCCTGCGAACAAGTGGGTCGATAAGAAGGCTGAGAATATCGGCAAGATTACTCACGGGACGGGCATCCGTGGCAAGAATGGGAAAATGTCTGGCATCAGCAGCCCTGACGCTGGCAGGCAGCCCACAAAGATAATGGACAGCGTTATTCGCGTTACGCCGCACATGGCGCGGCAGGGAAGCAATACCCACCCCGCTATGTTCCCGGTCGCTCTATGCGATGCCATGTATAAGTCATACGCCAAAGCGGGCGATTGGGCTTATGAACCTTTCAGCGGTTCAGGCACGTCAATTATCGCTTGCGAAGGCATGGGCATGAACTGCGCGGCAATGGAACTCGCGCCAGAATATACCGACGTGGCCGTCAAGCGCTGGCAGGACTTCACCGGCCAGACCGCGACGCTGGAAGGCGATGGCCGCACGTTTGATGAATTGAAGGCGGAGCGTCATGGCGCTGTATAACCAACACGAACCAACGCCCGAACAACGTCACATCGTGCAGCTGCACGCCACCATTGGCACACCGCAGGAGGACATTGCCAAGGTCATCGGCATTGATCCCAAGACGCTGCGCTTGCATTACCGCGATGAGTTGGACCTAGCCTCGGCCAAGGCCAACGCTGTGGTGGGCGGCGCGCTGTTCAACAAGGCCAAGGCTGGCGACACCACGGCCATGATCTTCTGGATGAAGACCAGAGCGGGCTGGAAGGAAACGCATGGGGTTGAACATTCCGGTAGCGTTGACCACAAGCATTCCGCCCGCAACATGACCGACGACGAGTTGGCAGCCTACCTGCGCGATGACATTGACCAAAGCTGAAGCCGCGCAAGAGCTGCTACGCCGTCGCGCTGCACGGGCAAGCCTTGTCGGCTTTGCCAAGTTCATAGAGGTTCCCGGCGCACCTGCTGTTGCGGACGATGACACCGAAAGCTTCCTGCCAGCCGAGACGCCACTTGCCGCGCACCACGAGTTGATCCTGAACGCCACGCAGCGGTGCATCGAGCGGCCCAACGGGCGCACCATGCTGTTCCTGCCCCCAGGCAGCGCCAAATCCAGCTATGCCACCGTGGTCAGCCCCACATGGGTTATGGGCGCAAAGCCGGGTTTCCGCACCATCGCGGTCAGCTACGGCGCAGACCTCGCCCGCAAGTTCGGCAGGCGGATGCGGTCAATCGTCAAGCAGCCTGCATATGGCAAGCTGTTCGACACCGGCCTGTCAGCCGAAAGCAGCGCCGCGCACGAATGGGCGCTGGACAACGGCAGCGAGTTCATGGGCGGCGGCATCCTGTCAGGCATCACGGGCAACCGCGCCGATTTCATCGCCATTGATGACCCCATCAAGGGCCGTCAGGACGCGGATTCAGAAGCCGTGCGCAAGTCCACTCTAGACGCCTATCAAGAGGACGTGCTGACCCGTCTCAAGCCCGGTGGAAGCCTGATGCTGACGCAAACACGCTGGCACGAGAGCGACCTTGCCGGGTCAATCCTGCCTGAAGGCTGGGCGGGCGAAAGCGGCATGATTGACTGCCGAGACGGGGCAACATGGGAGGTTATATGCCTGCCCGCCAAATGCGAACGGCTGGACGACCCCCTTGGTCGCAAGATCGGCGAATACCTTTGGCCCGAGTGGTTCAAGGATGGGCATTGGACACCGTTCGAGAGGATGCCCCGCACATGGTCAGCCCTGTATCAGCAGCGCCCCGCGCCGGACACAGGCGATTACTTCAAGCGCGAATGGGTGCATGTGGTCGAGCAGATGCCGCCGCGCGAAACCATGATGGTCTACGGAGGTTCTGACTATGCCGTCACTGCCAGCGGCGGGGACTATACGGTTCACATCGTCCTGGGAGTGGACAGTCAAAGCCGAATGTGGGTGCTAGACCTGTGGCGGGCGCAGGCAAGCTCTGACAAGTGGGTGGAGGCGTTCTGCGATCTGGTCATCAAGTGGAAGCCGATCGGCTGGGCAGAAGAAACCGGGCAGATCAAGTCAGGCGTTGGCCCGTTCCTGCTGAAAGAGCAGGCGTTGCGCGGTGCCTATGTGGTGCGCGAGGCATTCCCGACCCGTGGTGACAAAGCCGTCAGGGCGCAGTCAATCCGGGGCCGCATGGCGATGCACGGGCTTTATGTGCAGTCCGGCGCGCCGTTCCTTGAGGCGCTGCTGTCGGAAATGATGAGTTTTCCGGTCGCCGTGCATGATGACCAAGTGGACGCCTTGGGCCTTTGCGGGCAGCTTATGGACCGCATGAGCGCGGGCGTTGACAAGAAAGCGCCACCAGAAAAGCCCGTGCTGCGGACGTTGGACGATATGGTGGCCGCGCCTCTGGCGGTGAAGCGGCGAAGATAATTCGTAACGCGTGATTATCCCTGTTGACATGCCGTCACGCGTGACGCATATTTAGGACATGGAAACGCAAACAGGAGTGACGAAGGTGCGGCGGATTTCTTGGAGCGGCGACATGAGTAACGACCCGTGCAGCGGCTATGTATCCGGCGTTTCTGGCGATCTTCTTCACATCGAATGGGACGATGGTCGCAAGCAGGTTATCCCTGCCTTTATCGTTTCTTCCCGCAACGGCTGGACGCTCGCCAATGAATGACGGCTTCTGGCTCGACAGGGTGCGCCGCCTTGGAGGCAACCAAGCCCCGGCAGCATATAGCGACATTGAAAGTTTGATCCGATCTGGCGACATGACCGAGCGCCAGTTGCGCAGCCTAAGTTCTGCTCTGCGCAGCCTGTCGCAGTTGGCGGGCGACAAGGCCGCAGAGGTTGCAGACCGCAGGAAACGCCCTTGGGCTTATAAGTAAGGAGCCAAGAATGATAACGGAAAAAGAAATCGCTAAATGGATATCAGATGGCCCAAGCCACGGGGTCCACATCAACAGTTTGTTGCTAAATGACTTGTGCCGCCAACTGATAGCGGCCATGGCCGAGATAGAACTTCTAAAGGCGCAGGCAGCGCGAGGATTGCCGGAATGACCCCTGCCGAGCGCCAGCAACTGAAACGGGACCGGCGCAAAGCCGGTCTTGTGCTTGTGCAGGAATGGGTGCCATTCGATAAGGCGGATGCCGTTCGGGCGGCGATTTCCGAGGTATTGGCCCAACCTTGACCCCTAGCCCCCCTTGCGGTATCGTGCCGCAAACCGCAGGGGCGTCCGCATGACCGAGCCAGAACCCGCAGACACCCTTGAGGCGCAAGACGAGCCGAAGTCTTCCGACATTCTGCTTGCCGCGATCAAGACAGCCGAAAAGGGCTTTGCGTCCTACAACCAACTGGCGCAGAAGATTGACGACCTCTACAGCCTGCAGGGTCAGGACATCTTCGCCGATGATCAGGGGCAGGACTTCCAGCTATTCTGGAGCAGCCTGGAAATCCTGAAGCCTTCGATCTACTCGCGCCCGCCGATCCCGGTTGTGGCCCCGAAGTTCAAGGACCGCGACCCGGTCATCAGCGTGGCTTCGCAGATGCTGGAACGGGCACTGATCAGCGCCTTTGACGCCAGCGAAATAGACGAGGTTATGCTGGAAACCCGCGACGATCTGGCGATGAACAATCGCGGGGTACAATGGCTGTCCTACGAGGATGATGACGGGCAGAAGGTCTGCATTGAACACCTCGACCGGACGGACTTCCTGCACGAGCCTGCCCGCAAATGGGCCGATGTGGGCTGGGTG